CTGTCATCAATGCTTTAGCTCATACCTTGTGCTCTCTATTAGAGATGAGCATAAGGTATTTTGTAGAATCTTTAGATATATCTAACTTTCTTAAAAAAGATATCTTGTTGCGCATTTCAAGATATTTTATAACATCCTTCATAAGTGCGCATTACACACATAACATAACTCATTTAAGTGCTACATTAGTTTATGCTGCTAACCTTATGGGCGATACCGTCTCTTATTTAACCGAGGCGGTCATGCTTTGTTTTGTTAAAATATTTACCAAAGTTTTTGAACCCACTGCCAGCTTTAGATTTAATACTGTTACATATCAATCTGGCATTAATATAGTTAGTAACATACAAAAAACCTTACATAATTATGCTTCTACCTTTAACCAATGTGCTACCATGGTACGGACTCTTTCTAATTCTTTTGAGGCCGTATTTGCTAGACTGGCTCCTTCTTATCATGCAATCTTTCGTTCTTTTATAGATCCTAACATAGCTTTAATAACTAAGGAATTAGATACTTTTCCTTTTGAGGCTCCAGTCACAAAGGAATTGTTTCAGCGAGCTGTGACTACAGTCACCTTGTGGGAACAATCTTTTCCGGACGGTGTGCGTAAAGTGCCTGAATTAAGTTTCATGCGCGCCGTCCAAAGTAAGGTAGATAAATTAAGGATTATTATTTCTGATTATCAGGCAACTAAAATAGCTCCAGTTGTCATTTATTTATATGGTGATTCTCAGAAGGGAAAAACTACTGTAGCTCCTATTCTGGGAAAATTTTTAGCTAAACAAGAATTTATAACTAATCCTACAACATACTCTAGATCAGCCACTGACCATTGGGATAACTATACTGGTCAAGATGTTGTCATTTATGATGATTTCTTATGGAATGGTAAGGATGAGCGGGTGACAGGTTTTCTTTCATTCGCTTCTTCTGATATTACACGTGTTCCAATGGCTGCTGTAGAAGATAAGGGTAGATTATTTTCTTCTTCTTTTATAGTAGTTTCATCAAACATTGCTCAACCGGAGCCAGATGGCATTAAGTGTAAAGAAGCACTCTGGAACCGGTTTGATGTTTATGCCAAAGTAGATAGAGTAGGTAAGGATTTTAGTTTTACTGTTTCTCAACTTAGATTAAAAAATACTCCATCTAAAACATTAGGTTTAGGACAATTTTTAGCTTATACAAACTATATTAGAATGCAGAAGCGTAAGCAAACTGATGTTATTCAGCGTTTAGAAAGGGAATTCGCTGATGCTTATGATTCTGAATTTGATGCAGCTAAATTGGCTAAAGAGTTGGGATCTCCTCTATATGAAGAAATAGAGGAGGTTCCAACACCTGATCCTCAACCTTATCTGGAAGATATTTCAGATGGGGAGGAGGAACCTCTTCCTGATTTAAAGACACTTTTAGAAGAAGGTATTATTCCTGAGGGTTATGAGATAGATGCTGCGACTGCGGCTCTTTATAATATTGGGCAACCAGTAGAACCTCAACTTTATACACCACCACATGCTCGACCTCACTATCAAATGTTTAATTCAACACCAGTAGTAAATGAAATCCACCATGAACTTCCTGAATTTACTAACATAACTGCCAACCATGCTCACTTTAATTGTAACAAGAGTGAGAATCATGTAGATACCATGGTTGCTGGTGACCAAATAACTAATAACAATTATTTCTTAGAGCCTGTTTCTATGTTTGTAGAATTTATTAAACAAAGTTTAGATAATAGGTTTGAATGCGACTGCAAAGGCTGTCGCCCCAATGGACATACAATTTTTCAATCCATATGGCGTTATTTTACGTCGGGGGTGACAGCTGATCAACAGGTGTGTTTTAATAGTTTAGATTATAAGGAATTTGGTTTTAATAGATTTTTAAGAGAACATTGGTTGGGTAGATTTTTAAGAACTTTTGGACCTATAATAGCACTTTATGGAATTATATTTGGTTTGGCCACAGTGGCTATAGTAACATCTAGCCATGCCGAAAAGAAAAAATATGGCCAAATTATTTATCAAAATGCAGAATATGATCCAAATAATCCAGCAACTTGGTACTTATCTCCTCGCAATCAAAGACGTGCCGCCTATCGTGAACGCAGAATAGCTAAACACGGTGGGTGGCAGAAAGGTCAAGAGTTGCTCTCGGAAGAAATTAATCCGGGGGCAGCCTACATGGGCAATCTTTACACAATTATGTATGAAGATGAGGAAGGTAAGAGCCATTTCTGCTCTGGTTTGGGAACTGGTAATTATTTGATAACCACTTCCCATTCCATACTTAAGACTAAACAAACTTATAAGATAATTAGAGCTGTTAATCCTGGTTTGCCAATTAATCTTAAGTTAGATCCTGTAGAGGCAGTTCTTTTTGGACAAAATTCAGAACTTATAGCTTTTAGGGTGCCAGGTATGAATGCGCCTGGCTTAATAAATCGCATTCAGGAATCTGATAACGGACAGATTTCTTATCCAATAACTTTTCAGTCAGCATCCTATTATGATCCTGAGGATTCTGATGGTTATATTAAATGTTATTCTACTATTATTAATTCAGCTTCTATTTCTAATGCTATCATAGATAAATCTCCAACACTTAGGGTTTATGCTTATAATATAGCTTCATTAGATGGCATGTGTGGCTCTATAATCGCCTGTAATCATACTGGCGCTTTGATAGGCATGCATGTGGGAGGTGTAGTAGGAGAATTAGGTTACTCACTTCCTTTATATCGTAGAGAAATAATTAAGGCCATAGTAGAATTAAATAAATCTGTTACAGCTGATCTCCATATTCCTAAACAACCAGCTGTTTTCCAATCTAGTAATAGTGCTGTCATTCCACCATCATTTCAGCTTATAGATAAACAGATTCCATCCGTACACATTCCTACTAAAACTAAACTTAGACCTTCTAAATTACATGGAGTTTTTGAAATTAAGAAAAGTCCAGCTCCATTAGATCCTAAAGACCCTAGAATAGATCCTGATTGTAGAACTTCTATACTTTATCGAGGTCTGCAAAAATTAGATAAGCCCATTCATGCTTTTCCACAAAATATAGCTAATAGAATTATTTTATATATGTCTGATAGATATAAGCGTGGTCTCCATGGTGATACAATTCACATTGGAGAAATTAACAATGATATTAACATTAATGGGCTTCCTGGAACTATGGGCATTAAATCAGTTAACTTACAAGCTTCAGATGGTGAACCTTATCATGTTCGGAATCAACAAATTTTGGAGGGTAAACAACATCCAACACAATTTACCGAATATGGTTTGGCTGAATTTAATAGGTTAGTAGAACAATTAGATAATGGAGAAACACCAGATATTTATTTTACTTGCTATTTAAAAGATGAGCTTAGATCTAATGAGAAGGTTAGGAAAGGTAAAACTAGGTTATTTATGGGTGGTAACAAAATGGCAACTTTACTAGCTCGAAAATATATGTTAGATTTTATAGGATATTTACATAGGACTAGAATTTGTGCATCATCAGCCGTGGGAGTAGATACTCATGGTTATGATTGGACTCGTTTATATGATCAATTACACGGTATGTCTGATTATGGTTTTGCAGGTGATTACACAGATTGGGATGGTTCTTTGTTCCCACAGTTATTTGAAATTTTAGTTACAATAATTAACAACTATTATGATGATGATCGTGAGCACCATCCCCATAGGAACGCCATTATGTCTGAATTTGTTTTCTCTAAAGTAATTATAGGTAATGCAATAGTTAGAAAAACACACGGACTTCCATCCGGCTGTTTTGGTACGGCCGAATTTAACACACTTATTAATGAAATTGTTACACTCTATGCTTTCGACGTTTTAGCGCAAAAGCATATTAAGGATTATGATGGTGATTTAATTATTTATGATTCTATGATTCGATCTTTTTATTATGGTGATGACAATATCCATGCAGTTTCGCCTCATGCTGCATGGTTTAATCCAGTTAACGTATCTAGAGTATTAAAAGACATAGGTATTACATTAACTTTAGCAGATAAAACTTCTGCTAGTGAGGCAACCTTGGTGCCCATTGAAGAGCTCACTTTTTTGAAATGTGGGTTCGGATTTGTTGGCAACTTGGTTATTCCACTCATGGATAAAGATACCATAGAATCCATGGTTATGTGGAAAAAAGACAAAGATTTTATAGAAGAAACCTCTTTTGAAGAAATTGTCTATGAGAATGCAGCATATTATGCAGCTTTCCATGGGCAAGATTATTATGATTTCTTTGTTAGTGGTTGTAGAAATAGGTTAAGAACTCTTCCTTACGCAGCGCATAATACCATCATGCTGCGATGGAAATTAAAAGTATTAGAACAACGTAAACAATATTTTAGTTCTTTAAATTCTTCACCTAAAGTAATTACAACACACAATTTAGTACCCATACATTATCAATCTGGCAGAATTCCTGTAACTGTCACTAAAGCTGAGATGGACATGATTTTTTCACGTAATAGTTTAGAAGAATGTATTAGACTCACAAATATGTATGAGTACACCGTCGTGCGACCGGAAATCACTCGACCGATTATTAAGCACGATACAGGACCAATAGAGTGCGACTGCTGCAAATATGACTCGTGCTGCAGACGTAAACAAGCGGGCATCCTTAATGATAATTACAACATGACAACCATTATTGAATCACTTCCGGGATCCACCTTCGTTACTGAAGCGTCTACTGCGCCCACGAACGATGAGGGAACCCTCCAAAACGAACAAACTGTGCACTTTATGGATTCACCTCCTATTCCGCAGGTAGATAAGCCAATGCCTGTGCAATCAACCGGAGAACTCTCTGACATTGTATACGATGCTGAGGATCGTACGATGGGAGTCCAAATGGGGAAAGATGTTCCCCTGGCCATTGTCAATTGGCCATCCACAAGTGTTGCGGGAGAAGTCTTAGCCTGTTGGCGAGTCCCGCAAATTTTTCAAAGTAATCCACAGAAGAACTTTTTAAATAATTTTACTTTTATTAATTCTGATTTAGAATTTAAGGCACAACTTAACGGTACACCTTTCCATCAGGGTAAAATTTATTTAGCTTGGTCGCCAGTTCAACGTGTCCCTATTACTCGGTCTCGTTTGACTATTATGCCACATCTAGAAATAGACGCACAATCATCAGCTAATCAAGTTTTTCAGATTTCTTATTCACATGTTTTTCCTATGCTTTCTCTTTATACTGCTGTTTATCCTCTTGAACAAATTTTTGGATATCTTTATGTAGTAGTATTTAATCCTCTTAAGTCTTCATCTCCAACTACTGACTTAGATTTAACTATTTATGGTAGATTTGTTAATGCTAGAATTAGGAACCCGACAGTCGATCATGGCTTTTCGGTTCGAGCTAACTATCAGGCTGGTGTGGCTAAATTGGTCACTCCAGCTGCTAAAACTCTTACTCATTCCTTAACTGATGCTCTTATAGATACTTTTCTTCCAGATGTCTTTACTCTTTTTGGGTGCTTGGATCATGCTTGCACATCTGAACATAAGAAGTCTAAGGAAACTACTTTCTCTGATTCCACACATGGTAATGGTAATACATCTTCCACACGTATGAATCTTAATCAGAGTACGCGAGAGAAAATGCCTATTTCTTTCATAGATTCTAAAGTAGATGAGATGAATGTTTATAATTTAGCTCAACGTAAGGGTTTTTTAGAGACTATAGAATGGGATACAACTTTTGTTAAGGGCGATTCATTAGGCACATATCAAGTCTGTCCCAGTAGATTTAGAACTCCTGGTACCAACTTATTAGCTGAACCATCTAATTTAGAATTTTTAGCTTCAGGTTATCAGCTTTGGCGTGGTAGTATAGATGTAACTTTTGATTTTATTACTACAGCTTTTCATAGGGGTAGGATAGTCGCAGTTTTTATTCCGACTGTTCTGGCCCCTTTACCTTTTAACTCTGTTTTACCTAATCCACAATTTGTTTTTGATATTAAAGAAACTAGGTCCTTTACTATAACTATTCCTTATTATACTAATCAACTTTATAGACCTGTACAACCTTTTTTCCATTCCGTAGTTGACAATGCTGCTTCTACTGGTTCTCTCCAACTTTTTGTTTTAAATCCTTTGAGAACTGGTAGTCCTGAAATTTCACAATCTGTTTCTGTTAATATTTCAATAGCAGCAGGTAAGGACATGCACTTTAAATATCCTAGGGACAAATTATCCACTGATAATGGTGGACTAGTTATAGTAGATAGGGTAGTACCAGAAGTAACACCAATAGTTTTAGGCTCTTATCAATCTGGTACAATGACTCATGTCAAAAATTCAGACAAAACCACAGCAGTAGAAGATAGCGTAGGTACAGGTGCTCATCTCTCTAAGGTTAAGGAAATTTCACCTCTGGTAGAAAATCATATGGATCTACAAATGATGTTGCGTAGACCATTTTTTGAACGGCGTTTCGGCATCGATTTCAAAGCGGACTGGGAACAGTTTGCTATTCTACCAGACGTGATCGGAAAGCCAGATATGACAATAGGCGATAATCAGGCTTCTTTTTTAACTCTACTAGATTATTTTTCTTACATTTATATGTTTAGACGTGGGCCCTTAAGGCACCATTTTTTAACTAGTGGATCCAGATCGACAGCAGCGGCTATGGCAATCTATAATAGAGCGCCCAGTACAGCCTTTGCTACTTTCTTACCAACCAGTGATTTTCCTGTAGGCAACTGTTTTCAAAAAATACTCAATTTGGCTATTGAGCCCGGCATCGAATACACAAATGCTTACATTAATCCAAACATCAAGGTCATTACACATCTATATGACGTGGTTCCGGCGGCCTTTCGAGCTAATTTAGTCTCGTCGTCGGAATCTGTACTATCAGCAACGGGAACTGGTAATCCCACACCTGATCGCGGCGTTATGCTAACAGTTTTTACTGCTATGGCTGATGAAGCACGGTTCAGTTATTATATTGGACCTCCACGGATAATCTATATCTTACCTCCGTGACAAAGAATCGTTAAAAATACGGTAGAATTGATTCAACTCGCTTTTATATATTTTGCAGCTAGTATGGCAGGTTTACCACTGTCGTATCTACTCCACAACCAACACACCTCAACATACACCATGAGTGCTAGTGCTACCCGCGGCCGGAAAATAGAACCGCAAGACTCCTTTTCCTCCCACGGGGGGGTTTTTTGATCTTGTAGGGGCGGATGACTAGTTCGATCATATAGC